CTTCCTTTTCTTTAATTACTTTTAGGCCTCTTTTTTTCAAAAGATCTATGGTAGTTTTTTTTGTGTTGGCTGGCACTATGGCCCCAGCAAACTCGTCAAAGTCTACAGCTCTGGTGGGTTTTGCTTCAAAGTAACTAACTGCCCTATTTGCATTATCTTCAAACACTTCAAACATTTCGTCTTTAAGTTTTTTTGCGTCTTTAATTTTTAAATTAGAATTTTTGACTAGCGAATTTACTGCTTCATCCACAGAAGTTTTTAATTTTTCACCTCGTTCAAGTTTGGTTTTTACAAAATTTTTGATAAATGTTTGTAAAGTGTCTACTTGCAAGTCTAAACCTAGTGGCTCAAGTAAATTTTCAATGTCGTCGTCTAAGTAATTATCCCCGTATGTAAATTCACTTGTAATTCTTGATTTATCTGCTTTGATGTCTTGCAAGCTAGGAAATTCTTTTGATGAAAGAGCTCTAAGATAAGCGTCAGATGCAGAGCCAGGTATTCCCTCCCCGCCTCTTTGTGTATCTGCAATCATGTTTGCTACAACATTTTCTGTATTATAAGGCACAGTTTTCATTGTTTCTTCTGCTTCATCAAAATATTGGAACACAGCATCTTGGGATAAGTATTTATCTTTTTCTTGTTTTGCCCAATCTTGAAAGCGCTGTCGCTGTTTAAAATCTTTAAAAAGGCCATAATTATCAAGAGCTTTTTCACTGATCCTTTTTTCACTCATGTATTTTCTTACTGCAAGAGGCCCATCAAAAAAGCGATTAAGTTCATCTAATCTATTTTCTGGATAAAAAAGATTTTTTGGATCTAAGTTTTCTAAAGCAAAACTTGCAGAGTCTAAGCCTGACTGAGAAAATTCATATCTGTCGCCATACCTTCTGTTTATTTCTTTGTAATCTTTTTCTATTTGTTTCGCCGCGCCAGGTTTTGCTAATCTTAAAGGCCGTGGTCCTCTGGGTGTGTAAGCGTCTGCTGAGTAAACCTTATTGCGTTGATCTACAGCGGGATCAAACTTTTCGGGTTTACCAACTAGAGTAATTTTTCCGTAACCTTCATGCGGTGTGTCTGCTTTTGTTACAGCTATGCTTGGAGAAGGTAATCCACCAATGTTGTCATACAAAGCAAGTTTGTCTGGTGAAGTGTTGTGTAAAAAAACCATGTCTTTTGGCTCAGTCATAGCTTGTGATTTTGCTAAAGTTTCAATCCCTTTGCCAGCTTTTCCCGCTTTCAAAGCGGCGGTTCCGATTGCTGCTCCTGGTAATAGATCTATGGTTGAAAGTAACTGACCAAATTTATCACCACGTTCTTGAGCTAACTGATAAGAAAAACCAGGTAGAAACTCGCCTATGCCTCCTTGTTGGTAGGGATCGAAGGTTCGTAAAAGTTTCTGAGACATTTGAAAGGATCTTCTCGGATCCCCACCGCCATAACCAACCCTTTGTAATAGGCTTGCTAATCCTTGCACCCTTTTTTGAGCTGAGGTTTGCTCCGTAGGTTCTATAGATCCTACGTCTGGTTGTCTCAAAGGTACGGCAGCTAGCTTTGACTGGAAAGACTCCAGGGCAGAAGGTTCCTCAAAAACATTTACATCGTCAGCTCGCATACGAGCAGTATATCAACGGAAAGGGGGCCCGGTAAACCAGGCAACGACGACAAATCTTTCACCCTTCGTAATCGGCTTGACCTTGTGACTCAAGAATGAGCTGAATATCACCGCTTCACCCTTTTCTGGCCTCGTGCATCTTTCATACTCGCTGGATCGGAAGCATATCTCGCCCCCCTCATAATCTTCGTTTAGAAGCAAGCTCATGCTTATTTTGCGCGTTGCAGCTGTGCCCTCTGGTCCTATGTCCATGTGGTACTCATAACCCTTAGATGGCGCTTTATAGCTGATTATTTGGGCCTTTTCGATCCCATTTATGTCGTATTTGAAGTATTTATTGGCTGAAAAAGCGATTTTATTAAGGATCCTATACAAACGCGTCTGTTTTTCGTCGATATAACGGATCTCAGCATCCCGGATCCCTTTTTCCTCCTTCTCCTCGCCCTGGGTGTGTACTTTTGCGGGTTCTGGATCTGTTTCTACCAGGTAATCCAGGAATAAATCGGTTTCCTCCTCAGAAACCAGTAAGCCGGTAACGCCGTGCTTAGGAAGAATGTCGCTGTTCATAGGTTGTCCAGTTTTTTTTGAGGGTATCTAACCAGTCCTCCATGGACATTATGCAGATCTTGTCGTTTTCCCTGGGCCAGTCCAGGTTGATTGCATATAGCGGTACGCAGACTCGGATGGGTTTTCGGTTGAATTTAAAGATAAGAACCGGAATGTTCGGGCCAGCGCTCTCGCATACCTGGTTCCACCAGGCGGACTTTAGCCAATCGCCTTCTTTGTAGTGTTTACATTCGACAGAATGAAAGGGTATGTCCAGGTCACACAGATCCTTTTGTTGGTATTGGTCCAGGTTGCGTTTGGTTTCGTAATCTATGCCGTTGTCCAGGAAAAAACCATTAAGGATCTTTGCTATGTCTCGCTCAAACTTGGCCCCTTTGTTTCTGGAATTAATAGGCATTGCAAGAGTGTCTCAAAATTTGCACAAAATTACAATCGTAAGGAATCATTTTTTTTGGTGATCTTATGTGTAAAACCCAGTTATATACACATCTGCATACGCCGCCGGCCATCTAGGGGTGTGCGGGGCAAAAAAAAAGAAAAACCAGGGAAAAAACCGGCCCCAAGGGACTCCAATTTGTTACCTGTTACTGTTGTGCTCACAAGTTGCACATAGTTGCAGAAAGATACACATGTAAATACAAGCAAAAAAGCCTGTAAAATCAATAACTTACGAGCTTTTTTATTTTTTTATCAAAATATTTGGCGCCTGGCCGAGAAAGGGCCATAACAAAGTTGCCAGCACTACTTGTCCTTTGGTGAGTAGTCAGAAGTGTTAGCACCTAATAGTTGGCCTAATCTCTCCTTAATATCATCCCTGGACATCTTCTCCAGGTTGGCATTGATATTGATATTCTGGGATCTATTGATTGACAATCCGCCAAGCTGGTTGAGCTCCTTGATCGCAGAAACCGCAGCATTGAACTGTCCGTTCTCGTACGCTTTCTCCATGACCTTCCACAACATCGTCCCGGTCTTCTGCGGAGTGATCGCATACTTCTCTGCCAGCTCGTCTTGTTTGATCCGGATGGCCTTAACCACATTCGGATAGTCCTTACCATTCAGTAACTTGTTGGCGGCCTGGCTTGGAAATTCATACCCAGCTCTCCTGGCTGCTTCGGTCATACCGCATGCACCTTCGGTATAGTGCCAGACAAAGCTGGTCTGCATTTCTGTCAGGCCATGTTCTTCATCCCGATCGAACTGTACCGGGGTATCTACTATTTTCTCTTTTGGCTTCTTTGGTCTTCCCATAATCAGATCCTAATTATAAACAGTGTACAGAGGGTAGTGTATAGCCACTTCAAACTATTACACGTGAACGCTATAAGAATACACGCTAACAGGCTATAACTAACTATATCTTCTATTTACTATACACTATACCCTTATATATCTAATAACCAAGTAAATAAAGGCTTTCATTAAGTGCACAGTAAATTCTTACTATACCCTTTGCTATACCCTCCTATTCTAAACTTACACATACATATACACATTCATGCAAACCTCAACACACACACCCTCAACGCCATGCCACCCTAATCAGTGCACCATACACTCCATTCACAAGCGCCATGACCTCCAATTTAACAATTCATCTACCATCTTAGCGATGGCCAGAAAGGGCATAATCACCGCCACGAAGAACAACAACACACTCATGGCCAACACAAAAAACCACACCGAGATCCACTCACGCACGGCGGCGCTAATCATTCCAGTTACTTCCGATCGAACCGATCGAATCATCCTCGACCGGTGTGTAGTCCAGGTCATAGATCTTCTTGCCGTTACTCCTACGGGGTTCGATGCCACGCTCGTGAAGGACACGACTCGCTTCTTTGAAGTCAGGCATCCTCGGTGCCTTGATACCAAGATCTCGTAGCAGCTTAGTCATTTGCACCGGCTTCGCGTACTCACTACCAAAGTTGACGTGCTCCAGGATAAGATCCTCCACGCTGGATTGTGTTCGATATACCTCGTTACTCTCGTTCAACAACTCACGCTCGTCCGGTGATAGAAACCAGTTCTTCTGGCCAGGCACATACATCGTGTCTCTAACCTGGGCCCATAGCTGTTGCATGTTCACCCCATGATTAACATTGATGTCTCTCACCGCGAGAACCCAGAATCTACGATTACCCGACGTGTCCGTCAAAAACTCTCGCGCATTAACACTGGCGTAGAAAGCCGTACGTCGCTGATAGGTCGTGAAGGCTCGGTCATATGGCAGCCTCAGTTCGTCCGTCTTCGCTGTCACAAACGCTTTCAACTGGTCAATGTCCGACTTCTTGAACGTGGACTCAATCTCGCCTAACTCCACAATCCAATGGCTTACCGCCCGTTTTACGCTGTCCTTATCCGACGGATTCAAGGTTGCACCTTCTAACAGCCAGCCTTTATTGTAGTCACACAGGCGCTTGAACCATAAGGTTTTACCGAGTCCTTGTGCGCCTTGTAGGACCAAGATCCCTTCGAGCTCAACGCCATTGACTTCGTGGGCAGCGGCGACACAAGAGATCAGCCACTTCTTGAGTAGCATTTCTTTCAGCTGCGCGGACTCTTCTGTAACCAGCGAATCCATAAATGTCTGTAGTCTGTCTGTTCCGTCCCATGGCTCACTATCGATCCACTCCTTAACAGGATTGTATTCTCTGGCGAGAACCTTGAGATAGTCTCGCACTTTAGTGTGCGGGATCCCCATGTTGATACAGCGGTCCTCTATCTCTATAAGACTGGCTTCCTCGTGCATGTCCGCGATGAACTCCATGTTGGGTATGTCTATCTCCATCTTCTTCTTAATCACGTTATACCGGACATCCACATCATGCACTTTCAGTACGCCACCGATGTTGTCTTTGGTATTTAAGAAGCGGCCGTTGGCACTGCGATGAAAGTCATACTCAACCGGTACCTCAATATTCTGGAGGATCACCTCGCCTTCCAGCGCTTCCTCTGTGGCATGGTCGTTGTAGTCTCCCTTAGTCTCTGGCATCTGGACCTCGGCGTACCCGCCACTCTTCTGTATAAACGATGCAGCTTTCTTGGCCTCTATCTCTCCGGTATTACTATCGTCATTGTCTGCGACGAATATGTGTTTGTGGTTAGGGAAGTATTGGTACATCACCTCCGCTACCTTAATTAAGTTGTAAGCATCGAACGCGACGACCACCGGCTGGGAGCGGTCAGCGTATAGAGAGGCCGCGGTGGCATACCCCTCGGCATAGTTAAGCGTGTCTGTTGTATTGAAGATCTCTCTACCGAGAAGGAAAAAGCTACCGCTTTTTTTAGAACCAGTGAGGAAACGCTTTTCGCCTTCGTCGCTAATGTACTGTAGGCCAACGATAGTGCCCTGGCCATCCTTAAGTGGTATGACTAAGTTATCGTGTTTGTCTTTGCGTAAACCATACGACAAGACTTGCTTGCGCTCCAGGTACGGATGCTTCTCTACTTCTTCGCATTGATCCCATATAGACTGAGATCTCTGGGCGGCCTGTGTGTACTTCTCCTGGCTTTTGACCTCAGCCTTGCGTCGAAGATCCTCAATCTCTGCTTTTTGTTCTTTGGTTAATTTGTAACGGCCACTGTTCTCTGGCTTCCAGGTCGCTGTGGGTTGGTCCGCACTGTAACGATAATCGCCGATGCGTCCAAAAGGGGAAGATTGATCTAGCCACGCTTGATACCAACCCACGAGCTTCCTTTGATTGCCGATGTTGATGTACGCTCTACCGACTGAGCCATCGACTACCAAACCTTTTTTCGGATCCGGTTCATAACCATTGCTGGCCAGGAAATCCCGGAACTGAGAAATATAATCTTTGGTGAAGGGTTTGCTTTTATTCTTGGCCGGTCCTGTAATTTTTAATGACATCAATCATTCCTTAATTTTTTAGTGTTTGCTTTGTAATGCCAAAGTCTGTAAGATATTATCCAAGTTTATTATAATTTGCAAACACATTAGGAGATAAATATGAGTTTAACAATAACTGATAAAGGTGGGAACGACGATTTTCCAAAGCTAGAAAAAGGTATGTACGAGGGTACGCTGTATTCGATTGTTGACATAGGCAGCAAGGAATATAAGTTTGGTAACGAGGAACCCAAGAAACAACATAAGGTTGTCCTGGCATTTGAAATAACCAAAGCCATAGATCCAGAAGACAACAAAGTTGTTATGGAAGACGACAGGCCATTTGCAGTTTCTAAGAAGTACACTTTATCTTTACACGAGAAAGCAGCCTTGAGATTAGACATCGAATCCTGGCGCGGTAAAAGTTTAACCGATGAAGAGTTGGCCGGGTTTGACCTGGTTGGACTTCTAGGACATACAGCCAAGATAGAGATAGAGCTGACACAAAAGACAGCTGAGTTTGAAGGAGGCAATCCCAAGATCGCAGCTCTGCGTGAACCAGCTGGCGGTACACAAAAGGTAGCAACCAAGAACGAACAACGTGCGTTTGACCTGGAGCTTTATTGCAACGACTTCAATGGCAACTCTTCACCAGAGAGCAAACTTATGTGCGATGTGTTTGAAGAGTTACCGGCCTGGCAACAAAAAGAAATAGAAGAAAGTTTTGAGTATCTTGCAGCTAACGATAGCAACACAGCTCCGACACAAACAGTCAGCGCGTCAGTGGCAAGCGACAACTTAGAAACAATATCCGAAGAGGGATCACAAGGTCTTAAAGACGACGACATACCCTTTTAAAAGTTTAGGTGGGTGGCCCTTCTCCTAATGTCTCACAACGATGGTTCAAGGCTGCTCACCACCCCCCAACTATGTATAAAGACAAAGCAGAACAGATAGCAGATCTCCTGGACCAGAAAGGCCAGGACTATTCTGCTCCCGATGATTTCTTTATTCAGTTAGCCAATGCCTGGAGCGGGTTGCTAGGCATTGAGCTAACACCCTCACAATGTTGCTCGATGATGATAGTTTTCAAGGCATGCAGAATAATGAATAATCCTGAACACCAGGACACAGCTGACGATCTGGTTGGCTACTCATTAATCATGTCAGATCTAGTCAAATTGAACGAACTCGAACAGTCGTCTCTTGAAGAAATAATAGCCGAAGAGGAAATATTTGAACAAATCAAACCATGAGTGACCAAATAGAATACGAGCTTTACACGTTGCCAGCTGCATTGATGCTGCAACACAGATTACCCGATCAGGTAGTGACAACTCTCAATGATTACCTGGACACATTAAGACAGGATAAGTTGCGCGAGTCTGCTGGCAATACGCTAGTTGGACAAATACACCAAGGCGAGCAACTTAAAATGGATTATGAAGATGTGTTACTAACTCCTTTTGTTAGGATTGTTGAGAGTTTGGCCGCAGCTTATCTTAGACACTTCGTAGAGCAAACTAAATCTCCTCTTAGAGCTAAGAAAATATCTATGGATAAGTTGTGGTCAGTCCATAGCTTTGAGGGCGATTACAACCCCATACACGATCATTTAACCGCTACCCCTATGGGCATATCATTTACCACCTGGACCATGGTTCCAGAACAAATAATGCAATCCAGTAACGAGCGCGTAGATCTCTACAATAGCTCTGGAGCTATCGATGGCTATATAAATTTTACTTATGGTTTAAACCAGGTTTCAGATCCGGAGCGACTCAGGCCGTCGCAATCCAGATATATTATGCCGGAGCCAGGCAAACTATTGTTGTTCCCATCTTGGATGCAACACACTGTCTATCCCTTTTTCGGTGAGGGTGAGCGCAGAACTGTAGCCGGTAACTTGAATTGTTTTGATGTAACCGAAGAAGAAATAAAGGAGATAGAGAATGAAAGAATTTAACGTAGGCATATATGAAGATCTAAGCTATGAAGAATACGCTGAGATCCCAGCTCATAGATCTCACGATCTTACCTCAGTCATAAAATGCCCATATACATGGAAAAACAAAAAGGCACTGGAACAAACACCCGCTCTCCTGGAAGGAAGAGTGCAACACACAGTCTTCCTGGAGCACCATAAGTTCGACGAGGAGTTCGTTATTCAACCCCAGGTAGACAGAAGGACCAAGGCCGGAAAAGCCGACTACGAGGATTTCCTGGCGTCTGTGGGCAATAGAACGCCCATCACCCAGGATCTATACGATCTTTGCATGAAACGCCGAGAGCTCGTAAAAGATTACATACCAGGTGAAACCGATAAGGCAGAACTTACCCTGGTATTTGAATGGCATGGAGCGCCGTTTAAGGCCCGTTTTGATTGGTATGATGGTGAGTATGTCTGGGATCTTAAAACGTGCCGTGACGCGTCTCCTAGAGGGTTTAAACAAGCTATAAACGCTTTCAACTATCACATGCAAGCTGCGCTTTATGTTGACGCGGCCAGGGCACTAGATCTACCGGCCAAAGGGTTTAAGTTTCTTGCCCAGGAAAAACAAGATCCTTTTCCTTATGTGGTTTATTCCATGCACCCGGAGGCATTGAAGTATGCCCAGGCCAGGAACGAGCAAGCGTTGGCTCTGATCCAGGAGTGCGTAGCTAATAACGATTACAAACCATACAACCTGGAAGGTGAGCAAGAGATCGGATTGAAAGATCTATATTAAAAATTTAAGCTAATCTTATATATCCGGAAACAGTCTTTGTGAAAACATCTTTCATGTCTTCTATGTAACCATCTGAATTAATCGCAACTTTTGCCGTGGTATCTTTACCCATACCATTCCAGCCAACGCCATAAACAAAACTTGCGTTTGGATAGGTTGGTTTTGTCACCACTTCATCATTACCATATACTCTGTAAGTCACATCATAAGAAAGATGTCTGCCCTCTTTATTATATTTTGTTGATATTATTTCTACGTTCTTATATTTCATTAATCTGCAAAATCCTCTGCAATTTCTCTTGTTTCGTCTAACCAATCTAATGTTTTGACTACTTCGTCAAACAAACCTTTATGTTGTGAATACTTGCCCAGGTGAGCAACAGCCTTCAATTCATTCGGTTTGTTTTTGACTTTTACTAATACAAGATCTTCTTTCACACTACCTCCTCTAATTCTATTTCTGCCCAAGGATTAACCATAGGCTTGTCTATACCCCAATCGACATCGTAGCCGTAGTCACATTCATCTTTGTAAGTAACTGCGACATTGATTTGAGCCTCGTGTTCAAAAGTATTGGTTTTAAGATCAAAAATGTTGACGATCTTTCCAATCACTCCAGGTATCGCGTTCTCAAAAAGATCCGCGTTTAGTTTTACTTTATCTCCTACTTTATATTTGGCCATTACACCACCTCCTAAGTTAATCTAGTGACCACTCTGTTGGGCACACCATATTTTTTTAACACTTTGCCGTAAGCAATGGCAGCAGCTTCCGCCCTGTCTGCGCTTTGGCTCCACTTGTTGCACACGACTCTCATATCCCAGCCGTAGTTAGATCCTAAAGTGTCAATCAAACCTTTGGCCTTCAACTCCTTAGAGATCATATTTTTACCAGGACCGGCAACCTTCAGGCCGGCCCAACCACAGTGGCCCTCCTTGTCAACTTTGTATGGCTTGTTCCTATCAAACTCGCCGTTCAAGGAATCAGCCACCTGGAAAGCCACCGGCGTTGGCACACATTCATCGTAAGATTTTTGTGCTGCCTTCTTAGCAGCCTTCAACATTTTTTCTATATAAGCATCTAACATTACACTACCTCCTTTTCATAAACATCTTTGTATTTTTGAATGTGAACATAATCGTCATATTCATCCTTGGTCCAACAAATTCCGTCAGTCAATATTTCCCAAACTGTTTGGTGATTTTCATGGGGTTTGTTTTTTACACTTCTTACCTCATAAGTATATTCTTGATTGCAATAGTCATATTTTTTGTAGACTTGAATCTGTTTGTTGCCCTTACCAAATTTTTTAATAAGTTGCTCTTTTGTATAATCTTTGTAAGCCATTACACCACCTCCTTAACAATTTTTGTACCAATCACACTGGGGAACATACCGCCCTCAGTCCTTACGTTGTAGCCGTTAGCTAACTCAAAGAAAACTCTGCCGGTCCTGGCACAGTGTCCAGTAACTACGACTGGTTCGTCCTCATTGTGACAATCTCTTTTGTCACCGACATTCACATCGGCTCCTGTCTCTCTGCAAACTAATTTAGTTTTGTTACCCATAATATCTGCCATTACATTACCTCCTTTTCAAAATCTGTTAATTCAAGTTCCCATGGGCCATAAGTACCAATCTTGTTTACCCACTTGCTGATCTCTGCTCTGTCGTAAAGATAGACTTCTTCTGGCTTGATTTTGCCAAGAGCATAAAATGTTTTTTTGTCCATTTCATAACCTGTCTCAGCATCCAAACAAGTCTCCCCATCGATTTCTAACCAGGCATGTCCATACTTCTTGCCGTCAACGTAACCAGCTTGCCCGGTCACATGGCCATGAGCGATTTTAAGATCTTTGATGCCGGTGCATCCAAGAGTCAAAAACTTTTTCAAAGTGTTTTCGTAACAGTTACCCAAAGTCACTACACCACCTCCAATAATTTGATGATTGCGTCAACCGCAAACAAGAACATAGCCATATTGAACAACGCAACGGGCAAGGCCCAATGCTCCAGGACGTTTAACACTCTTATCATTTCTCCTCCTTTTTGGTTTTTAATAACATGTCTCACATGACTATATTATCAAAAGTTGCAACTATGTGCAACTATTTATAGAGGATATTTTTAGACTATTTCCTGGTATAAATCGACTATTCTTTTGGCGTCATTTAGCCAGAAAACCAGAAGGTAACGATCTCCAGATTGGACCGGTAAGCCTTTGTGTAGATTGGTAAAGCTGGGGAAAAACAGTGCATGGCCTGTGGGCAATGGCGCTATCTCTCCATAGTTATGAAACGCGGTTCCACCGCCTTCATACTTGCCAGTATTCAAAGGAACCACAACAGATATATCTGCGCTGTCGTCGTGGTGCCAGGATCCTTGTTGCTTATCCTTGAGGTTGTAGTTGGCTATCTGTATCGATGCCGGATCCTTACAATCACGTTGCCACACCGCATTGAAGATCGGATTGAGTACAGTCTGGACCACGAACCACATACTGCGATAGAGCTCTGGCGCGTGTTCACGCAAAACAATCTCAGGGATTTGTCTGAGCTCGTCTTCATCGGAGTTAGGTTCAAACCCGACTTCTTTCTGCATGTGTTCGATCTCTTTCATCAACATCTTGCAAAACTTTCTACGAAACAACGGCACTCGATAGATGTCCGGGTGGATCCTTTTAATCACATCATGTATTGGAGTTTTCCCCATATCATCCACACCCTCGCTGGCTTTGTATTTGATAATCTCTGGAACCGAGTCCTGGACAGCCTGGTAGGTCGTATGATTAATCATCCAGTGCGATTGCATGCTGAGTAAATAATTTTTGACCTTATACATGGCCAACAGTATATCAGATTAATATTAATATTTATTTGTATATTTCTGCTAAATTTTATAGAATGAAGCACATGATTACAGAATCAGACATAGAACAGACAAAAAAAGACGGGAAAGAAATAAGGAAAAGTCTTGCCGTAGATCCGGCTACTTATGATCTTTTGGCTGAGATCTGCGTGATGGAGGACAGATCTAAAATCGATCAGCTCAAACGCTTAATACAGAGAGAGCACAAAAGATTAGTTAGCATGCAAGACCATGAACTTGTTTAATAAGATCAAACCGAAAAAGAAGTCTGTACCTCAGTCCTACAAACCTGTGCTAGAAGCACAAGAGGTTATAGATCTCTATAGCCGTCTTACGCTACACCAACAAGCAGCGCTTATGAGGCTCATATCGCGCAATATAGAGGTGAATGTAGGCGGAGATACCTATATGGGTTATGAGCTCGATTACGACGTTGTAGGGGCCATAATTCGCGCCACCGAATCAGAAAGCTAAGATCTCTTCTTCCTGGCCGTCCTGGTCCTAGCAAAAGATCTATTCTTGCTTTTAGCCATTGATTTGAGATTACCACGACTATTGTTCATTGGGTTGCCGTCTTTGTGGTGTATATCCTTGCCATCGCCTTTCTTGGCTTTGCCTATCTTAATAGCTAAACGCCTGGCTTTATTCCTGGAAGATCTCTTTTTGATTTGTTCCGGCCTGGAGTGATAGTTGGCATACTCCTTGGCGTAGTCCCTGGCCATACTAAACTAAAGATCCGATACCACCCGCTTCACGCATTGCGATCTCACGATCCCTTTCATCTGGCACTACAGTTGGCGACATAGCCAGCTCCATTGTGCTTTCTGTTACGGAAGGTAATGTAAAACTGTCTATTTGACTAGCCAGGTTTGTATCAGGCAACAATTTACCCGCAATCTCTGGATTGGTTACTTCACGAAAAGCCTGTTCATTTGTTGCTGGAGTAGTAACTGAGGGTGTTGACTTTGAGTTTTGTGAAGGGATCCTTTCAATAGTATCTCCGGTTAAGCCTTCTGTTATAGCTCTTACCTCTTCTCGTATATCAGGATTCAGTTCATAGATTTGGTACAAACGTCTTACATGTTGGCCCCAGCTTTGAGGATCATAAGCAGCTTTTTCTACACCCTCGGTCAGCCACTTCACAAATTGTTTGTTGGTTAAAAGATTAGCCGACATGTAAGGAGCAACTAAAGCACTCAATCCATATTCAAAACCTTCGGATCCAACTACAGATCCTAAACCGACGTCAGCCGCACCTATACCGAATATACCTAAAGCACCCATAACTCTAGCAGTACCGCTAGGATTCGCCATCTGATCGGCAGATTTACCGATTCGATCTATGGTTGTTACCAAAGCATCTAGCTCTGGTACTAAATCAGCATGCTCTGTGTTTTTAAATAAGGCTTCTTTTGCCTCTTTACTTAATCTGTTCCAATTCGTTATGAAAGTCCTGGGAGAAAAACCTTGCTCTGCAATGTACTCAGATCCTTCTTTTATTGCAGATTCACCCAACTCAGCAACACCGGCCATGCCAGGTGTAGGCAAACCCATACGGCCTAACATATAACCAGATATAACATTATATTCATCTGGATTCATCATCTGTCTAAGTTTCAAAAGATCTTCGCCACCATCTTTAGCGCCTCTTAAAACATAATTCAAAGCATCTGTAGATCTGGCCGCACCTTTGTTTATTACGTTATTTAGATAAGTTAATCCACCGGCTTTGCCAGTGTTAGCTTTTACAAAAGCATTTGCAGCTTTGTACTTTTCTAGCGCCATCGGATTATCAGATCTTGCAACCAGAGCATCAATATCCTTTGTGACATACCCGACAAGCTCACTGATTTTTTGCCCTGGAGCGTCTAGTTTTGCACCAGCAGCTTGAGCAGATCTCAAATTGTGCATAAGGCTTGACCTAAAAGATTTTAGCTGGTTGTAAGTCAACACACCATCCTTCGCATCTTTTACAACTTTTTCTGCCATTCTTAATGCCGGATTTACTGTGTCTGCACCTGTAGCAGTCGTACTTTGAGCAAGATATTTATTTATAAACTCAACAGTATTATCTGCATTAGAAACTAAATTATCTGGCATGAACTCGTCTACTTCTCTGTATAACGAATCAACTTTATTGTCATACCTTACTCTGGCTTTTCTGGCGCCATCCATTAGTTCTTCTGCGGCCTCGGATGTCGTTCTTACCCCACCATATTTTTCGGCTAATTCCCTGGAGAAATTATCCATTTGGTTAATTACTTGAGCAGCATTTTCGTGCATGATCTTAGTAGATGTCGGTGCTGCTGCTAATGCTTGTTCCATCAAATTGACAGTTGGATTAGCGGTTACCATGCCAGCTGAGGGATCCGTAATGCCTACAGTCTCCATATTTTTCAAAGCAGTTGCAGAGTCTTTAGACATCCCGCCCATGGCGTATCTTATAGGTTGTCCGGCTACATATTTAACGCCCTGGACAACTTTGTTAACCACAGGACCGCCTACAGCATTTATCCCGGCTGTTGTGCCAAAATCAAAAAGCCTGTCAGCTCCAGATCTGTTGTCTTCGGTTTCTCCAAAAAAATCTAATATGCCTATGTATGCTTCTCTAGCAGCTGCGCTACCCAAGCCTTCACCCGCAACGACACCAGCAGCTATACCGCCAGGACCAACTGGTGCTCCTATCGTAGCGCCTCCTATAGCACCACCTATAGCTCCGGCTGTTTCTGCTATCTCTGGACCTACATCTACAAAATCTCTTAGTCCTGGTACCGGAACACCAAACAATCTTAAATCTTCATCAAACAAAGTAAGCTGTCCTGTCTCTGGATTAGTATATACAAAGTTACCGAAACCAAATTTAGCTACCCCATTCTCCGGATCTATGGCTTGCACAGGAACCGCATCAGGGTAAAAGTTCCTAAGTGTAGCTAATCTATCATCTTGCGACTGAGCGGCGCTTACCGAGGCTCTTACGTTGGCTGGTGCGCCTGTTTTTGTGTCTATGGATGCTAATAACCTTTCTTGCGCTATTTTGTCTAAAAGATCATCTTCATAAGATCCTTGTTCCTGGCTTCCAGGTAACATGGAAAATAAAATATCGTTTTCTAAATTTTCAAATCCGTCCTTCATGGTTTTTCTACTCTAATAGTCCTCTTTCTTCTAACTTACGAGCCAGCTCTGGATCTGTTTTTGCTCTTTTTCTTAACTCTTCAAGAGCTTCTTCGCTTGTAGGTGTGCCGCCACTTGCTTGTACTATTTTTTTAGTCCTGGTGTAAGCCTCACCCGCTTGGCCACGCATCGCAGCCAGGGCGTCTCTTCTGGCTTGCCTTTTGTTCATCAAAGTCTCAGGATCATCGCCAAACTGTGGAAAATAAGTTCTGTCGATCCAATCGATTTCACTTTCATTAATCACGGCACCCGTTTCTTGTCTCAGTTGTGCTGTGGAAAAATCTATTTTTGCTCTTTCGTATTGTTTGAATTTAGGTGAGTTAAGATAACGCTCTATTGCATCAGGCACTATGGGTAAATTACTCACAACCATGTCATAAACATTTACCGGATTAAAACCAGAATTTTCTAAGTCTTCAAGCTGTGCTACGGCATTTTCCATACGAACAGCAAAGCCAGCTTGTTTCTTTTGATCGCCCGTAAAAGGATCTTTTACCTTTTCCGTTCCCACGATGGGTTTTACTTCAAACTCTGGAACGACCTCTCTTATTGTAAATCCTTTTTCAGTTACAGGCGGATCTTTGGGTGGTAATTGACTAACGTTAATACGATCTTCCATTACTTTCTCCTAGAATAAATCATTCTATGACCACCTCTTTACCATCTGGTCCTGTGTAGATTGGCCCACCTTTGGCGTCTTTTCTACCTGTATAAGTATATGTTTTACCACCTTGCTCTATTGTTTGTGGTGGCGCTACCACTCCTTTACTTGCAAATATTGAATCAACATCAATACCAGGTATTGTTATAGTTTGTGCTCCGGTTTCAGTCTGTATAACAGATGTCTTTTCTTGTTTAGCTATAGCCACAGCTACCGCATATTCTGGAGACGCTTTCAGAGCTGGATTTTTTTCTGCCTGGACAATGAATGAAAGGGCCTTACCAAGAGTTGAACTACCAAAGTCAGCTCCTTGTCCTTCCAAAGCCGCTTCAAATTGCATTTCTAATAATTCTTTGGATGTAGCTAATTGTTCTTGTCTTCTTGCTTCTACTTGTTGATAAGCCAACATAGAAAGCTCTTGTCTAATCTTATCTCTCTCCGCTTTTCTTTTCTGTGCCATTTCATTGAAAGACTGTAGGCCAGCAGTCAAACCGACTCCAAATCCTCCAGGAGCGGAGGCTCCGGCGACTAACCCAGCACCTACTTCTGAGGCCAGGTCAAAAAAGTTTGCTTTTCTGGGTTGCGGAAATAAACCAGCCATTTGAGCTGCTTGTGCTTGAACATCTGCCGCTGTTACCGGTGTAGCTTGTACTGCGCCATATAGATTTAAAATATCCTGTGCATCTATGCTTGTAGGCGTAGTAGTCCCGGAGGGATCTCCGCCTGTAGCGAATACATCTACTTGCTCAGGTATCTGTGCTCTCGTTATAGCCATTAGCCTCCTCCATATAAGTTACCTAGTGCTCCGAGAGTTGATAAACCGGTACCTATGCCCACTTGCATTGGACTAGGCGGCGGTGCAAAGTCTGTCACAGTCTGGAACTGTCCAGCTGGTGCCATACTTACGAATGGTGCTAACGCTTGATATTGAGCTAAAGGTGCTTGTTGAGCTTGTAACTGGTTCCTTCTTTGTGCGTCTAGTTGTGCTTGTGAAAGAGCTTGCTGTTGTGTGCCCATGCCGTAAAGCTGTGCTATGTCCGAAGCCTGTGCTGCTTGAGCCTGAGTTCCTAGGCCTTGTAATGCAGATCCTAAACCAAATTGAGCTGCTTGTTCTCTTTGTGCTAACTGAGATTCCATACCACCTAATCCGGTTAGAGCTCCCGCCAATGCTTGTTGTCCAGCAAATCTCTGAGATCCCAGAGCTCCTAGTGTCCCGGCTAATCCTTGTTGAGCTGCTAATTGGTCCGCAGACAACCCTCTAAGCGTACCGCCTAGTTGTTGTTGAGCACCTAACCTGGAAGCTGATAATCCAGCCAAACCAGATGAAGCAGCTCTTTCTGCTGCCCTTTGTCTTGCAAACTCACTTAAACCTGTTCTCTGGGCCTCTGTAAAGCCTCTGGAGCGGATTCCCGCTATAGCCTCACCCAAACCTCTACCGAGAGCTTCTTGACGCTCAGAAGCGCCTAAACGAGCTCTTGAGCCAAACGCTGACTCACCGCCTCTGGCTATATCACCAGCTCGCGCTGCAATGTCAGCTTGAGCTCCTTGCTCTAATACATCACTGATTGTTTGTTGTACGACACGATCCTCGAATGGATCAAAGAAAGCTGAGGTCAGAGAAGGATCATAAGCGCCTGTAGTGCCCCTTAATAAACGCTCTGATTCGCCCAATCTACCACCAAAGTCAGCTGTAGATCTTGCTGCCAATCTTCCAAGGCCACCCAGTCTTTGTCCAAACTGGCCTGTGGCTCCTCTGGATATTCTTTCTTGTTCAGATAAACCAGATGTTAAATCGCCAAGTCCAGCTCTTGTTGCTTCTAAACCTTGTCCAGCGAAGCCTCTCGCCCTACCGAATCCACGGCTCAAAGCATCTATACCTTGCCCAAAAGCGCCCTCAGCGCCACTAATAAAACGATCTTGTATGCCAACGCCTTGTCTGGCTAGTTCGGCTGCTCTTAATTGATCCGGGGTAAAACCAGCTACTTGTTCTTCTATAACAATCGGTTTGCCTTCTTCATCAAAGAAAGTCTTCTCTGCCGCTCGCATAGCGCCTGGTATAAATCCACCCTCACCGCCAATACCAAATAACAACTGTTCTGTTAAAGGATCTAATCCTGTAGCAACCTGTCTAACGCTAGGCACGAAAGGCATATCCTCTCTTGGTGCTGGAGGTGATGTACTAGCTGGTGGAGTTACAAGGCTACCTGTGCCCGGAAGATCTGGTAATGTTGTGGCAAGATTAGGATTCGTGTTCATTTCATCCCTATCGTCTATGCCATTACCATCGGCATCTTGGAAATCTGCTGTTCTAAATGTTGGTGCTGGTGAGACTTCTGCCCCAGGACTAGGTGACGTAGTGCCAGGAACAGAAGTTGTTTGAGGGGTTTTTGCTGGAATTGATACATTAGGATCTAACTCTGCGATTGGGGGAAGTCCAAGTGATTCAATTTTGCGATCAAAAAGTTGGTCTGCTAACCTTTCAGGATTTCTAAATCCCGCTGGATTCGTTTCTCCGAAATTAGTCCTGTAAGCATCTGCGGCAAAAGATGGAGTGCCACTCAAAACGCTAGGTATTGACAGTGCACCTGTATCTTGTATGTCCGCGTTAGCTAAAAAAGATTCAGCTGGACTTTGAATAGGTGTAGGTTGTGTTGGTGTTACTGCCTGTAATGGTTCTTGAGGTATGATACCAGCTGCTAATAAATTAGCATTGACCTCCTCCATGTTTATCTCTGGTATTTGTACTGTTTGTCCACCAGGCAAAGTGATAGTCTGCATTGGCAATATTGAACCTATACCGCCTATTTGCGTAGGAACAGGATTTACTTGTGGTAAAACTTGTGTTTGTAATGTTGGAGCTGCTGCTCTTTCCCTTACCCTTTCTGCTAATTCTCTAAAAAATGACATATCTTATGAGGGATTGGCTTGGCCGCTAAAGGTGTCCATGACCTTATACATAACGTCCATGCCTCTCTCCCTGTCCTCTTCTAAACTTGGTACTAAATTAATGATTCCACCTGGTTCTGTTTTCATTTCATAAGAACCGGCGCCCCTAACTGCTCTTGCTGTCATAACAAACTCGCCATCTGATAGCATAGCCGGTATATCGTCACTTTGTTCTGTCCCTGGACCATTTATGTCGCCATCCATTCTAGGAAACTGGCTCGGATCCATTTCTCCGCCTTCTTGCATGGCTACGGCTCCGCCTTGTGCAAAGGCCATAACTCCTCCTCCGCGCATCATACCTCTAGCCATACCGCCTGTAAGATCTTCTACAGCACCGCCGTAAGCCGCTTGTCTTGGTTGTCCGCCAGATAACTGAGGCAAAGTGCCTTCTGGCAATAAACCAAACTCAACCGGGTTAGGTCGTGCTTGTCCCATTCTTCTGGCTATCTCAGCTTCTATATTGTATCTGCCTGTAGGACTCATGGTTGTTAATGGTGTCAAAGCCACGCCTTTTTGTTTTTGTGCGTCTTCATAAGCTAACTTACCTAAACCAGCAGATAAAGCTCCGATACCAGCCATTTTAGCAAAGTTGCCAAAGCCGCCTCCGCCTCCTCCAGCTACGCCAGCTCCGCCAGCTCCACCTAAAAAATCACCTAAACGTCCGAAGTTGCCTACGCCGTCAGCACCGCCACCACTAATTAAACCACTGAGAACGCCTGGTCGGGAAGTTGGGGCATAACCAGAAAACTGTAAGTCTTTCATAATTTCTGCATCAGAAAGTCCTTCTGCTCTTAATCTCTCTACTCTGGTTTTTGCTCCAGGTACATTATTAGCTATATCATCAACAGATTGTTGCGGTGCACCAGCACCAAAAAGATTTGAAAACAATCCTCTTTGGTCTTGTCCAGGTAATATAAATTCTTTTGCTCTACCAAAAATACCGCCACCAGAAATTTGACCAGAAGCGGGGTTAAAGTCTGGAGTTTTAAATAAACCACCAATACCACTTCTAATGTTGGGGCCAAGTTGTCCACCAAAGATTCCCGTGCTACCTTTTGCTGGATTAAAAAACTTGCTTATACCGCCACCAGCACCGCCCGCGCCACCAAACAAAGCAGATCCAGCGCCACCCAGGGCCGCACCTTTCAGTGCACCTTTGATTCCGCCACCACCTATAGCTCCTCCAATACCACCTATTAAGGCTGCTGAGGCACCACCAGTGAATGGAGCTGCGATCAAACCGGCATAAGGCGCTACCTTCTTAACCACCTTTTTTAAACCTTTAGCGAGCTTCTTGAGGAAAAACTGTTGTAATCCGGTGCCAGGATTAAGTGTGCCGATACCACCAACTACCGCTTCTTCCGGGTTAATGCCCTCTGCTTTAAATTTATTTTCTACTGCCGTAGCAAATTTGTCGTCGTCCAAAAACTCAGGAGGTAAGATAACTTCACCGAGACGAACGTGAGCAAGTTCAGTATCTTCTTCTAAACCTTGCGCTCTTAGCTCCTGAGCTAACGGGCCCAGAGGAGCGGACTCCATCGCTGCCTCTTGTTTGAGCAATCTATCTAATGTCTCTTGATCTTCTTGTGTAAATTCTGCCTCGTTTATTACAGCACCCGTTTCTCTTCTCATATCACCCAAAGCCGGGTTTTCCATGAATCGTTGCATAACTTCCATTTCATTATCGGGAATCACTGCCCCTGTTTCACCCATTCTTTCGAGTCGGTTTCTAACTTCTGCCTGGTTAATGACGGCACCCGTTTCTCTTTGTGGTAATTTATATACTGCTCTTAAACTGTCTTCTAACGCGCTCATGGTGTACTCACTGTTACTGTTCCTAAACTCATTGTACCAGACAATCCAGTCAAGTAAGTTTGATGTTCGTATAGGTTCCTAAATTCAGTGCCATCAAACGCTTGGTGAACCTCTGTTGTAGAGTTAAATATAATCGCTCCGGTAGCAAATTGCAATTCGCTAATCTCCGTTGAATTAAAGACTTGTATGGCATCTGGATCTACAGATCCCAGGTTAATCTCTAATATTCTTACTAATCGGTTAAATGTGTCTGCGCTAACAGTCTGACCTTCGGCTATAGGAAGTCTTGTTTGAAGCAGTTTACTCATCTATCTTCTACCAGATGGTTGTACTTCAACTCTTGTGTTTCCTAGCCTCCATTTATAGTTCTTTCTATCACTTTCGGTATTATCGTCGTCCGATTCAAACCGCAACACAAACTGTCTTGTACGAGATCTTAAAGAACCAAAAGTGCTGCTGGCCGTGATTTGAGTGGTTGAATCCGTAGATAAAGTTTGATTACTGAAATCTCTACGCTTCACAACGATGTTTATTGCTGGATCCTGGCTAGTTCCTAAATCATTTACAAACAGTATGTCAGGCAAAATACGCTTTAAGAATACGAAGTTATCACCATCTGCTATGTCTATATCAGCCGATTCCACAAATACACCATCCATAGATCCTGTATCGTTGTTGAATCCTTTTTCATGCTCGTATATGTATTTAACAGACGTGTCTTCTCCAGCTGCCAAAGGTTTGTTCAAAACACCAGCTGCTAACCAACTGTATCGCTCTAAGGATCCTATGCTCCAACTATTCTCCTCGTAGTTGTAAATAACATATCTTGTTATTTCTCTCTCGTCGTCTGTCAATGATGGGTAAAAAAACCAAACCTCAGAAAACTCTTCGTTCAAACCACCGAAACACTTGAAGGCTTGCGATTCGTCGAGATCTGAGAACACATAGTCTTGTACTGAACAAGGTAGTTTTTGCACAGATCCGTTGTAAAAATAAAATCCTTTTTTGGACATGAAAAACACGCCTTTTGGACTATTGACTGCTGCTTTCGGTCCAAGCAATCCAGCACCTTCATTGATTAGATTGACTGCAAAAGTAAGTGGTGGGCCGATAAAGTTCATGGAATACAATGATGTGTCTGTCCAAATAAGAACCTCTTGTCTAGCCTTCAATCCGCCTACTATAGATGAACCAGAGGACAGCCGCAGTGATCCAGCGGTATTCGTACTCAATGGCTCAAATTCCAAGGCGTTTTCTTGATCGCTAAATGCTACTAACATGGGATCTATACTTCCTGTTCTTGAGCTACCGCTAATCGGATCTGCTCCAAGCACAATAAGATGCCTGTCTGTTTCTGACGTTATTACTTGTAATCCTTTTGTGGGCACTAAATTTGCCCCGGACACTGCGGATAATTTTACTGCTCTCGTTGATAAACCATCGTTTTCAACCCAACGAAATATACTACCACCTCTAGGATTGATTATAAGATCTTCACCAAAGTTGTCGTGTGTCCATAATCGTAACTGGTTAGTGTCCGATAGTGCTGTTGAAGATCCCCAGGCTCCAGCACCCCATGTACCTACACCCCAACCCGTTGACTCTACATAAAAGTCTAAGCCAGAATTAGTTTGGTATGCCGCATCTGTAGCAGATCCACCATTACCACTATCGCTTGCATTGGCGGTTACTGTAGATCCAGAAGTGTCTTTTGCTGTTATTTCGTATGTGTTAGTGCCAGTAACTAGGTTAATCTGATATTCTTGGTTTAAAACCGCCGCTGTTACGTTACCTCCTAACGACACAGCACTAGAAAAGGTTACGAAATCACCGGTTACAGCTCCGTGACTTGCATCTGTAACAGTAAGTGTAGATGATCCATTAGTGGCCGCAAAGGTAGCTACGTTGGTTGTAGTTGCTCGTATAGGTGTGACATCGTTATAGGTGCCACCCTCTTCAATATAGTATTTGTTAGTAGTTCCAATACCTAGATATTTGGATCCTCCCAGAGAAATCCAGGAGTGCAAGGCTCTTGCTGAACCAATGATTGAAGAGGGTGAAAACTTTTCCCATCCGCCTATCTTTTCTACGCGGCCTTTTCGGAATCTTACTTTGTCGCCGTCAACCCAACCACCTTCGTTAGAATAGTCGGTTTCCTCTTTGTTGATTCCGGGTTTAAAATTTAGTTTGGTTAGAGGCATAGTTAGATTCTAACATATCCTAATGCGCTCTAAGCCAATCTGATAATGGCTCCAGTTGCAGTTGCAGCTGGAAACACAATCGTAAAATCACCAGCTGTTGATGTCTTATCACCACCAAAATCTATCGCAGCAATAGCTTTGTTAGAGTTAGTTGAGTTGTATAGTAAGCATCCTCTAGCCGTTATCGTAGCCGTACCAAAAGTGAGATCCGCAAAATCAACTATTGCGGTAGTACCAGATGTGGTTGGCGTTACGTTTGTTAGTGCACTACCACCAGAACTATAGTTAGTTCCACTGGCCTGTCCTGTAGTTGTAAACGCAGTTGTGCCCGCTCCCAAAGTTGCAGAGCTTGTATAAAGCGCTAGTTTGATGCTGTCAGCACCATTTGTAAGATTATGCCCCTCAACAAGTAACTCTTGTTTGAAGCTCGTACATATTGCAGATGTAATTGCCATTATAGCTCCTTCAATATTTTAGCCATGTCTTCATGGCCTTGTTCTCTTAGTATATTCGAGTAAGTCGTATTTTGCGACTTAATCGCGTTCTTTATAGAGTACAAGATTACAGTATAAACTTGATTTTGAAAAGCTAACGCTTGTTGTTTGATATGCTCCGGCGCACCATCCGAAATACTTACTATCTTTTTTGTGGCTTGTGCTGCCCAAAATTCTGGATCGTGACCTTTGTTTTGTGTTGAATGAACCTCGATATTACCAAGTACAAAATCTCCCTTAGCGCTCATAATTACCCCTTATATGGTTCTGGTGGCACAACATCCTCATTAATTTTAAGGCCATAGTGTTCCAGCTGTTCGTTGATTTCATCGAAGGGCCCAATAATAAATTTGCCCTCATGCGGCACTGCAACCAATGGTTTATCTAGTCTATGGAAACCATAGAGTTTTTCCGTGGCCGGCACGTTAGAATCTAAGACTGTAGATCTACCGCTTATACCCACAATAATATCTTCGCTCATACATTTACTAATCCAAAACTCCACACAAGCTCTGCCCGCTTCTGCAAAGTGCATGTTTTGTTTATATGAAAAATCTATACCAAATAGATCTATGCGACCAACTTTGTTATACAAAGCATACGCTATAGCAAAAGCTACTGTAGTGTTCATGTAAGCACATTTGGTAGCGTTACAGACTTCCTCCACAGGGTATCTCACAGGGTTTTTTATCCTGGGATCTTCTTCGCAAGTGTAAATAGGCACGTCCGACGTGGACATGAGTTTAATCATTGCATTGGTTTGTTTGCCGGCATCGTCAGAATCAAAGAAACGACTGGCCGGATCTAATGCAAAAATCCTATCAGCTGGATAAACCAAACCAGCCGAGTTGATACACCAAATTTCATCCCACTCTCTAGAGTTTTCTAAGCCTATTGCAAAATCTACCTGTGACACACCCAGGCCAATTATTGCTACTGTTTTTCCTTCTAAATGTTCTAATACCATTAAGTCACGCTAGAGCGGACTGAATCGTATCTATATTCGTCGCGTGTGCCACGACCTTCTGATATATTTTTCATACGAGCTATCGCCTCCTTGAAACGGCCTTCAAACTGAGCGACGATTTCAGGCGGTTCTTTGAGGAAGACTGCTCCTTCCACTAAAGCTCCGTACAACAACGCATCTGCATAATCTGTAGATAAGGTTGTTGTACCACTGTCACTACCACTTGTTAAAGAGCCTGGTTTGTTTAAATAATGTAATTCAACTGTATAGTTTGAATCTGGTATCGGTGAGATCTCAAAAGAGGTTTCATCAAATAAAGAGTAATATTTAGGTGTTCCCTGAGTTGTGCCAGGAGAAAATTCTTTTATGAACGAGGGATGTTTGTAATCTAAATAATCGTATGTGCTTGAACTAATTATTGCCAAACTCATAGGTGCATAAAAATCTGTTGGAGTTGCTAAGAATCTATTACCAGAAGTCAGGTTTCCCTGGACGTTTTTTCTTTGGTCCGGGAGCTGAACAAAAGAGAATATCCTATCCTCTGATTCTTTAATAAACGTGTTAAGTTGATTGGTAAAGGTCGTCTCAGATACCTCAAGATAATCTTGAATAGCTGTTTTTAATGTTGCTAATGTGAAACTCATGTTGTTACTGTAACCTCGCCTACTGCGGATGTGATAGAAAATGTATCTAAGACTGCTCCAAGTTTGCCATCACCCACGTTAGTATAAACCAAAAAGACTGAATTATCGTCGTCCACATCTGGTCTTGCATTTTTAACAGCTTGTGGATCCTGGGGAGCTGGTTTTGGCATAAGCTGTGGATGTTTTGCATCCCACTGATCTGGACCTACCAACAAACCATCCCAGGTCTTACGCATGTCTTTGAGCTTATATCTAAACCCTGTTATATCGCAGATCCCGTAGGAATATTTACCAGATGCAAAAGCCATTACGCGTTGTTATAACTCCTTAAACTTGGTGAAACTTTGAAAGATGCTCTGTCTTCATCTTGTGATAAGGCTCTTTGAAACTCGTCTTCGTAAATGGCCTTTAGAGCGTTTGTTCTTTCTGGTGCTCGCTTCATTGATATGTAGTATGCGAGGCCAGCTGCCAAACAAGGGTAAAACCGGAACGGCAGATCCAATGTATTTGCGCCCGCATCTGCATCGTCCATCCTCGTAAGTACGTTCATGTGTACTGTATAGGTGCTATTTTTATCTGGAGCTGGCCAAACTGATATTGTCGGTGTAAGTTGTTTGTTTATAAAAAACTGATTAGGTTTACCTGTAGTCGATTTAGTGGTTATGTGTGCATACTCAGCTCTACTTAACCTGGTCATTGGTATATCTGTGGTTTCTGAGCTGACTGTTTCTCTAATAAACACATCCAGGACATCTATTGGAGCTGTCCCATTAGTGCTGTCAATATCATAAGTCTTTGTATCTTTAACCATGGTCACAGTCTTTTCTGTAATCGTCCATTGGTTAAGGCCTCTATTGGCCCACTCAGCCAACATCAAATTGAGACTTCTGTTAGCAGACTTGAGATCATAGCCTGTGCGCATTTCTAAACCACAGCGTTCAAAGGCCTCTTCTACATAATCTGCTACGTCTAGCTCAAAATTTTTACTTCCGGATGTTGCCATTAGTCTTTTTCTACTCCATCGCTATACAAATTGTTGAAGGTTATATTTGGATCCATATAACTTTCATGTCCTTCTGCTGAATGTACCCATTGACTAGGAGAAAAGTCTGGTGCTCCTTCTCCTACTCGCCACAAAGCTGGGTTTGTTGCTCTAACCCTATTATTAGGTAAAGCTACAAAATTGCCAGTGTACTCTCCAGCGTCAGTTAAATATAACACATGTGATTGCTTATGTTGAGCCGGATCGTCTGCGATGCTATTTTCAGTGTAATCAACTGTAAACATATACTTGCCAGTATAGAACTCTCCGCCTATTTTGCATATCCAGGGCGATGAACTCACTCTGTCCAGGACAACAACTGAATGATCGTGGGCCAAACAGTCCCAGGGTTGAGCTAAATGATCTTCCATAGGTGTAGGCCACCTATCAAGAGGAACGTCCGCTACAAGCGCTTGTATGGGCATCCTGGCCCACATAGCTCCGCCATGTACGTTTTCATCTGGATAATCTTCAAAGTCTGTCTCACATCCGGTAAAAACCACTTGGAAAGAAAGAGATCTATCTGGAATGGTGTTTACAGCAAACGCCAAAGCATGGAGATATTCTCCATGGTAATCTTGATGATTAGCCGTAAACTCCTTACGTACCCAGCATTTAAACTGAGGAATGTTGGAAATTAAATACGCCACTTAATTTAACTCCTATGTAATTAGTTATTTGCCGTACAAGCCTCCGCCCTTAGATCTGTACTTAACATTTTTATTTGCACCACCGCCGGCACTCATTTTACTGCTCTTTAAAACATTAGCTTGACCGGCTTTTCTTGTGCCTTGGCCCATTAATGCAGACATAACAGATCTTGGCATTTTGCTCATACCTGGATTGGCTTTCATTTCTGCTTGTGCAGCACCACCCATAGACATGTACTTGGTGCCTTTCATTTCGCCACCTTTAGCCTTACCTTTGGTCCCTTTCATAAAACCACCTCCGGCTTTATATTTCGTTCCTTTCATAGTTATCTCCTTCCGTATAAACCCATATTAGGTTTTGATCTTACCATACCACCTCTAGCTGCAAAAGTTTTTACATTGGTTGGTTTGCCACCAACACCTTGAGGCTTAGCTCTTTTTCTTTTCACAGCTGATTTTATTTGTGATTTAGTCATTCGTCTAGCTTTAGCAGCCGGTACGCACTTAGGGTATTTTCTTTTTTTATCTGCTTTCAGCTTGGTCCTTCCACATTTAGCGAATCCACCGCCTTTTTTCGGAGATCCGATATCAACCCAATCTTCTTTGAACCACTTAGTTAAACTCATTCTGGATACGGCCTATTTTGTATATATACGATGTCTAATCCCGCCGATACTGCAAGATTTGCGTTTGAGCTACTAGCTATAGCTCTTACTTCTAAATCGGTTTTTTCTGCAAATTTTATTGGATGCTTAAACTCTTGATGAATAATGTCTTGTGATAAAGCGAATTTATCTTTGACGTTAAAAACTCCGCCTTCTGGTCTAGCTACTAAAGATACAGTACCGAATTTGTTTGCCACCTCAGTATTCATGCTCATGTCTATTTGATATAAAAAAGCTGTATATCCTCTAGGAACTGTCCAAAAACACATAAGCGTTTGATTGTCACCAACGGCTATGGTGCCGAATTTATTAGCTGGCACACCAGAAGTAACGGTTCCTGTGCCCGCATATATAACTCCAGCGTTTTGACCACCAGATCCAGCCGTGTCAACTATCAAACGTAACACACGCAAGAATGATTGTGTTGTATTTACCGCTGTTTGCCCGTTCAGAGTAACGGACTCGCTGATTTCATCGTAATTTGCATCTAGTCCACTAATCGTAATAGTTCTGGCACCTGTACCAGCTGAGGTATCGTCGGTAGAGGAACTAGATATTTTTAAAACCGATGCAGCTGACAGATACGAGTACAAACCTCCTTCCGCCCAAACTGTTTCTAAAGAATCATCAATATCTGAATTAAAACCAAACTTAAACTGCGTTTCGTGAAAAGCTACTTGACCTCTTGCTACTTGAAGATCAAAAGGCTCGCTTGTACCTACGCGAGATATTGAAGATACTTCTCTTGACATTAGCTTCTAGGAACTCTGGTCTTTTTGCGTTTGCTTTGCATCATAGCTCCACAACCTCTGCCCTGGACCATCATTACTTCTCCACCATTGCCCATAAAACCCATTTTGTTTCTTACCTTTTTAGGTAGTTTAGGCAAGCCTTTGTTTTTTGCCGGTATCGGCTTCAAACTTTTCATTTCACCGCCTTCTGCTTTTTTAGCACCTTTATATTTGCCACCCATTTTTTTATATTCTTTAACCATATAAGCATTGGCGTAAGCAGACGGATATACGTCAAACTTAGCTTTAGCTTTTGCTTTGGCTTTTGCATACAAGGATGGGTTTGCTACATTTTTTGGAGTTGCCATAATTATTTACCAATTCTTACAGGACCAATAACCAGCGGTGAATACGTCTTTTTTCTTTTGTACCGCATCGCAGTTATGTCTTGCTCTAAAACTTTTTCTACGTTTAGGTTGACTCTTTTTTATAGATAAGTTCGGATCCCCGTAACGTACTATTTTTACTTGATCGCCTTTTTTAGCTAAAACAGCAAACTTTTTGTTTTTGCCTGGTGTACGTTTTTGTTTGTTGTAACCAGAAAAAGTCTCCCCGCGGTAGGATAACCTACCGCTAGGAGATCTAGTGACGTCTTTGGTCGTCGCCATCTAGTAGTTTTTAGTCAATACCAAGATTATGGAGTAAGCGTCCCCGTTGCTATGACCTACTGTTGTAAAGTCAATATCACCGGTTACACCAGATCCCGCATTGTTAGGAATACCTGTGAATAAATCATAATATTCATCGCCGGTACTATCAGCCGGCAAAGGTATTGCT